GTTACCAAGCATCAGATGCTACGTTTGGATATTAGATGATTTGGGCATATGCTGGTATGATACTTGGGTTAGTGCTTATCATCGGTGTGTTTGTATATAGTCATTGGTATTGATATGAAAAAAACTAGAGATTATAAAAAAGAATATGCTAAGACACATGGTACTACTAAAGGTAAGTTAGATAGGGCAGGTCGAAACAAAGCTAGAAAAATTGTAAAACCTAAAAAAGGTATGGAAGTACATCATAAGAATGGTAATCCTAGAGACAATAGAAGATCAAATTTAAAAGTAATAACTAAGAAACGAAACAGAACTTTACAACCCAAAAGAACTAAAAGGAGTTAAAATGGTAGATGAAAATGAAATCTCTGCTCTTGACGATGCCAAGACAGATAAGAAGTATGATAACCTAGTTAGCTATGTTAACTCCAGATTTGAAAGAGCAAAGACTAGTAGGTATTCAGATGAAGAAAGATGGACTCAGGCATATAGAAACTATCGTGGATTGTACGGTCCTGATGTTCAGTTTACAGAAACAGAAAAGTCCAGAGTATTTATTAAAGTAACTAAGACTAAAGTATTAGCTGCATATGGTCAGATTATAGATGTTCTATTTAGTCAGAATAGATTTCCTATTGGTGTAGAGCCTACTACAATACCTGAAGGTGTGGCAGAGTCAGTACATATAGATCCCAAAGAACAAGAACAAGAAAAGGCTATGGAAGAGTTTAGGAGTATGTATGGTTCTCCTGGTGATGGTAATGATCTACAACCAGGTGATACCACAGATATTCTAAAAGAAAGATTAGGTTCACTACAGGAAGACCTAGAAGATCTAGAAGGTCTTAAAGAAGGACCAGGACAGACACAATCTGCTATTACTTTCCATCCAGCTATGGCTGCTGCTAAGAAGATGGAAAAGAAAATTAAAGATCAGCTAGAAGAATCCTCTGCAACTAAGCATTTAAGGCATTCTGTATTTGAGTGTGTGTTGTTTGGTACTGCAATAATGAAGGGTCCATTTGCTATAGATAAAGAGTATCCTAACTGGGATGAAGATGGTAAGTATGATCCATCTATTGTAACTGTACCTAAAGTAGAGCATACATCAGTTTGGGATTTTTATCCAGACCCAGATGCATTTAATATAGAAGACTGTACCTATGTAGTAGAAAGACATAGACTTACTAGATCTCAGCTACGTGCATTAAAGAAACGTCCATTCTTTAGATCTTCTGCAATAGAAGAAGCTATACTAGATGGTGAAAACTATGATCGTGAATGGTGGGAAGAAAGCCTAACTGACAATGAAGTAAGTTCAGAGTTTGGTTCAGGTAACTATTCTGGTGGTAGTGATGTAGAACGATTTGAAGTATTAGAGTTCTGGGGTACAATAGATAAAGAGATAGCTGAAAACCAAGGACTAGAAATACCTGCACAGTATCTAAATGATGATGAGATACAGATTAACTGTTGGACCTGTAATAATGAAATCCTAAGATTTGTTATCAATCCGTTTGTACCTAAACGTATTCCTTATGTTGCTAGTCCATACGAACTAAACCCATATAGTTTCTTTGGTGTAGGACTATCAGAGAATATGGATGATACCCAAACATTAATGAATGGTTTTATGAGATTAGCAGTTGACAATGCTATCTTATCTGGTAATCTATTGATTGAGGTAGATGAAACAAACCTAGCACCTGGTCAGGATCTTACAGTATATCCTGGTAAAATCTTTAGAAGACAAGGTGGTGCGCCTGGTCAAGCTATATTTGGTACTAAGTTTCCAAACGTGTCAAGTGAAAATATGATGTTGTTTGATAAAGCAAGAGTATTATCAGATGAGTCATCAGGATTACCATCATACTCATACGGACAAACTGGTGTGCAAGGTACAGGTAGAACTGCATCAGGTATATCTATGTTGATGGGTGCAGCCAGTAATGCTATTCGTACAGTGATTAAGAACATGGATGATTATATGTTACGTCCAATAGGTGAGTCACTGTTTGCATTTAATATGCAGTTTGACTTTGATCCAGAGATACGTGGTGATCTAGAAGTAAGAGCTAGAGGCACAGAAAGTTTTATGAAGAATGAAGTTAGATCTCAACGTCTTATTAGTTTCTTACAGATTGCAAGCAGTCCTGTACTAGCACCATTTGCTAAGTTTCCATACATCATGCGTGAGATAGCAGCAACTATGGATCTGGATGTAGATAAAGTAACAAACAATCCTGAAGAAGCATTTAGACAGGCATTGTTACTGCAACAGATGCAACAGCAACAGCAAGAACAAGCTCCTGCCCAAGATCCTACAGGTGCAGGTGGTGGTAATATAGGAACTGGTCAAGCACCAGCACCAGGAGAACGTGGATTTGCTACAGGTGGTGGACCTAATGCAGGAACACAACAGCAACAACAACAGGCACAAGCTCCTCAAGGTGGAGGGCAACAAATACCACCAGAACTAATGGCTATGCTCCAGCAAGGAGGTGGTGGTAATGCTTGACGTTAAAACTGCTAGAGACATTTTACCGTTAGTTAATACACCAGATTTTGAAGAGTTATTTAATTTGTACCTAGACTGTAAGAAGCATGATGCCTTACGTGTGCTAGAGCAGAGTGATGATGAAGTAGAACTGTACAGAGCGCAAGGTGCTATTGCTATGCTAAGAAAATTAAAAAGTATGCGTGTAGAAGTACAGACAATACTAAAAGGAACTTAATATGGCTAATACAGACCCAAGATCATTTGCAGGTTTAGGATCTTTTTTATTACGATCTTTAATGGATGAAGGTGTAGTTACAAAAGACATTTCTCCTGAAAGATTAAAAAATATACTAGGTACAGCATATCACGAAACAACTTTTTTTACTAAATTAGAAGAAGATATCAGTAAAAAAAATGCAAATAAAAAATATAAAAATATTAATGGAAATACTGATCCTAATGATGGCTATGAATATAGAGGTAGGGGATTTGTTCAATTAACTGGTAAGGGTAATTATAAGTTGATTGGAGATAGATTAGGAATTAATTTAGTAGAATCTCCAGATCTTGCTTCAGATCCTAAAATTGCTGCACAAATATATGCATCATGGATAAAAAAATCTCCTGTAAATAATAAAGGCATAGAAAATTTTAATAATTTTGAAAGTGCTGTTAATGCGGTAAATCCTAAAGAAAAAGGAGTACAGTTAAGAGCTAGAAAAAGAAATATAAATAATTATGCAGGAAAAAATATTAATGATTGGGCAGATAGTATATTTACTAGATTAGATCAAGTTACACCTGAGATGGAGGTAGAAGAAGCGCATAAAAATGTAAAGTTAAAATTAAATCAATTTTATAATCCTCCTATGTCTAAAGAAAAACCTCGTAGTGCATCTTCTGATCAAACTGAAAAAATGCTTAAAGAAGAAAAAATAGATCCAGATAGACCCCCTCAAGCTACAAAAGATAAACCAAAACTTATGGAGTTTGAAGGAGTAGAACCTTTTAATGAAGAAGAACGCACAATAGAATTACAAATGAATGCTATAAATCCTATGGGTTCTGCATATGCAGATGAAAGCTTAACCACTCAAAGTATTCCTCAATTAGAAGATATTGGTGATTTTATGAATCCAAAATCTAAAGAAGTAAAAGAACTTTCTATGCCTGAAGAGAATGCAGCATCAGATTATGAGAAAGCATTTGACAAGTATGATGGAGAGCTACCAGAAGAAGAAGAAGATTCTATATCTTATAGTCAGGCAATTGAGCCTGAAGATAGTGTGGTAGACAGAGAGGGTATGGACTATGATACTCCAGAAGTTACTATGGAATCTGATCCTGAAATAGGAGAGTTTATAGCTAATCTGTTTAACTCTAAGAGTATGATGGCTGATGAAACTGAAATGTTTGACGATCAGGAATACCAAAACCTAAAAGAAGGTGGTGAGGTAGAAGCAGACTTTGTAGATGATGACAAAGAAGATGATGCAGCTGATCCTCCACCAGGAGCTACACCAGAACAAGTAGCTGATGATATACCTGCTATGTTGTCTGAAGGTGAGTATGTACTACCTGCTAATGTTGTAAATTTTCTAGGTCTTAAAAACATTACTGAAATGCATCAGGCAGTATTAGATGAGATACAGCAAATGGCTGATTTAGGTTTTGTAGAAAATGTAGATGAGAATGGTAAGCCTGAAGATGATGATGATGAAATGCCTAAAGTTAAAAAGAATGGTGATGTAGAATCTCCAGACGATATGGAAAAAAGTGCTACATTAATTATAGCTAGTGCATCACCTAAAGGCATGATGTGTCCAGAACCAGTAATGCTTAAAGATGGTGGAGCAGACTTTGATCCTTTTGGTGGTTCAGAAGCAGAAGTTGAATTTGAAGCGGAAGTTGAGTTTGATCCTATGGGTTCTCAAGAAACAGATTTTAATACTGATATAGGACCAGGGGCTACTGAATTAGATTTAGCTCCTACATCTCCAAAGTTTGACCCATTTATGGATCAAGCTATGACTGCATTTGAGACAGTAGGTCCACCAATAAGAACAGGTTTAAATAAATTTGAACAATTTAATGAAAATATGTCTCAAATGAGAGCAGAGGCTAGGGAAGAAGCAGCTGAAAAAGCTTATGCAGAAAATCCTAATGCTACAAGAGCAGAGATTGATGAAGCTATGAATGCTGCGTTTGCTTCTCCTGCTGGTTTTAGTGAAAAAGAAGATGCTGCCTTTGAAGGTGGTGCAAAAGGTATGAATGAAGGAATGGATACTCCTGGTGGAGTCAACAATATGGATGGGTTTATATCTGATGCAGAGTTAGAAGTTGCTTCAAGTTCTGCTCCTACAACTGGGGCGTATAAAGAACAATTTATTTCTGGTGTAGGATTAGTACGTGATGGTGGTCTTATGTCTAAAGGATATAATACTGGTGGTCAGGTAACTAATTTTGTTCCTAATGTAGGTATAGTACCTATTTCATCAGGTTTTGAAATGGATCAACTACCTTCTTCTAGTCTTATGAGTTATAAAGATGTATTAACTAAAACTCGCGCACCTGTAGCAGAAGCCTATGGTTTTAAATCATGGGATGAAGCAAGCAAAGCATATAAAGATAAACCTAAGTTAGAAGGAGCAGAGTTAAGTAGAAGACAGAAAGATGCTAAGTATATTACTAATCGTCAATTTACAGGAATAGATGGTAGTAATCAATATGCAAAAGATCCTTTCCTAGAAAACACATTAAGAAAATACGGTGTAGACTTTGAAAACTTTGCAGACGTAATGGGTAGGTATAGATCAGGTGAAAAAATGTTAAGTGATACTATGAGTGTAGCTGAAAACGAAAAGTTAAAAAATGATTTGACAGGTTACGCAAATGAAAAACGTATCTCAAGATTTGGGTTTACTCCTCAAGATGCTTCACAATTACCAGAAGGTTCTACTAATAGAGATGTTTTAAAGTCTTTGTTTAGAACACAAATAAATTTTGAAGAAGATGCAGTAGATCAACAGAATACTGATCTTGCAGGTAACATTAATGATCCTAAAGGATTTCAACGTAGGTTCAAACCTAGCGCACATAGAAATTTTAAAGAGGGTGTTTTAAATGAAAATGTAGTCGATCCTAAGATTGAACAATATTTACGATTAGATGAACCTATGAATGTTGAAACAGTTAATAGAGTAACCGCATACTTAAATACTGGAGGAGATCAGCAATACGTTGATCCTAATAATGAAAGGTATAGTGAAGATATATTTGCCAAATACGATGACTTAAAAGATCTATCTCCTTCATCTGGCTTATTATCACCTAGTAAAGATTTAGGAACATACGTAAAGGACGTTGGATACGTCTAATAATCTAGGCTACCTACTACCCTTCTTATGGTGAGAAGCTACTAGTAGCCCCGAAAAGAAAGTAAATAAAAATGGAAATGGTACAAGAAGAAGTTAAAACTGCCCCAATGAGTAGACGTTACAAAAGAGAATCTATAGAAGAAGTAGACAAAGAAATAGAAGAACTAGAGTCTCAACGTAATCAAGAAAAACCAGAAGTAACGGAAGAACAAGAAGATTTAAATCCTGAAGAAAAAACATTTAAGAAAAGATACGGAGATCTCAGGAGACACACTCAACAGATACAAGAGCAACATACTGGAGAGTTACGTAAGCTTCAACAGCAAGTAGAAAGCCTTACACGTAAGCAAGTAAAGTTGCCTAAGACTGATGAAGAACTAGAAGAATGGTCTGAAAAATACCCAGATGTTGCTAAAATAGTAGAAACTATTGCAACCAAGAAAGCATTAGAAGCTCGTAAAGATGTAGAAGAAAAACTTAAATACGTAGATGAAATGCAAACAAAGGTTCAGGTAGAAAAGGCAGAAAATGAATTATCTAAACTACATCCTGATTATATAGATTTAAGGATGAGTGAAGAGTTTCATCAATGGGTAACAGAACAACCTAAATGGATACAATCTGCTTTATATGAAAATGACACAGACCATTTAGCAGCTGCAAAAGCAATTGATTTGTATAAATTAGAAACTAAAAAGGTTACTAAAAAAGATACAAAGGAAGCAGCCAAGTCTGTATCGAATACTAAACGCTCAGATGAGCCTACAGCAACTAATAGAAATGTATGGTCAGAGTCTAGAGTAAAAGGTTTATCTGCTAAAGATTGGGATAGATATGAAGAAGATATCCAAACTGCTGTTAGAGAAGGTACATTTGTATACGATTTAACTGGTGGTGCAAGATAAAGTACTTGACAAATTAAATTAAATGTGATATACTACAGACAATTATAAAACTAGCTGATGATTAAAACATTGGCTAGTTCTTTCTAGGAGCCTCTTTTATAGACAACCTCCTGTTTATGCTAACTCTAAACATATCAACTACCTACAATCGTTAGGCCAGGT